TTGGCGCCTTCTCTAATCACATCATCGTAATCTCTAGTAAATACTTCTTCTTTGGTATACTTATTCACAAGTTTGACCAAATTGTTTTTCGCTTTGTACATGATCATTCACCATATTAGTAATCAGTTTTCTTTTTACCTATATTATATTTAGCAATCAATTCCCAATCATCCTTTTCTTTGAAAGCAATGATCTTGATCTGATGGATTGGTGCCATATTATGTTCTACTATATCATAGTTTATAATCTTTAGCAACCCCCATTCTTCTAATAAATTGGCAATTGCGTTCCGTCTTTGAATATCATTCTCGGTAATTGTAGATAACTTACCATCTAATGCAAACAGTTCTTTAAAGTGTACAATATAATACTTGCCCTGCTTATGCAGAATGTGGCAAGATTGATAGAGTACCTTTTCTTTCCGTGATGACACACCAATCCTGGTTAGTGTCTCACGTACCTTTAGAAAGTCATCCTGTTCTACGAGGGTGACCTCAACAAATTTAGATATATCAACCATGTCATTTTCCTAACCCACCCGTAAAGGTTTCTTTTTTTAGTTGTTGGATTTGCTCTTTGGTTAGTAGACGCATGGCATCCCGTGCCTTACCGTCGGAAAGTCCGTAGACCATTTTGACACATGCTATATCATCATCTTTTTCCGACTTTGCCCACTTCGCAAACGATCTTTTTACAGACCTAACAGTATTTAGTAAAAAGTCATTCTGCATCTTTTTATCTAAATGGTGACGTTGGTTCATCTCATTTGCCAATAGGACACAATCTTTATGCTGAGACAATGACCTATTGGTTAGGAATGGCACATAGTCTTTCTCAGTCAATTCATCCACAATAAGTTGTTTCTTACCTTGAAGGATCTCATTCACGTAGTCGAATGGTTTACTCATTTGAACTCACCATCTGCCATAATCTGAGTCAGGCATGCAACTAGATTAATCTCTTGGTCAGCAACAAACGCCTGCTTGTACTGATAGTCTGCGAGAATTATAACGATCTGTGGTATACTAGATGGTTTCATTATATCATACAGATTATCATACAACTTGCGGAAGAATGTCGTGGAATCAATCTCGGTTGTTGCTGCCCACTTACGGACGGATGCAAAATCTTTTTCTTTTAGGTGCTTAACAATCTGAGTGATAGATACATCACCAATCTGAGCAAGAATACCTACATCAATCTTGCCAAGTTTAGAGTATCGTTGAAGTTCATTGATGACACGCCTAAAATCTGGAAAGTGTTTCATCACCAGTTCAGCAATTACTTTCTTTTCATATTCTACATTCTCTGAATCAAGTAATGATAAAATACGTTTAAGAAAATCTGTTGCCATCTTTTGCTTCTCACCATTTTTCAAACCAAATTCAATCACCGCACACCTTGAATGGAGTGGATCAATGATACGGTTCTTAAAGTTACACGTGAAGATGAACGAACAGTTACTTGCAAACTCCTCGATTGCATTACGAAGTGCTGGTTGTGTTGAGTTTGGGTTTAGATAGTCTGCTTCATCAATGATGATAACCTTACGACCACCGCCAAATGACATTGATGATGCAAAGTTCTTTATCTTGCCACGAAAAACATCGATGCCCGATTCATCAGAACCATTGATTACCATGTAATCGGCACCGATCTCGTTGCACATTGCTTTCGCTATCGTTGTCTTGCCTACTCCCGCTCCACCAGCCAGTAGAAGATTTGGTATCTGCTTTTGATTGACGTACTCTTGAAAGGGTACCTTCAATCGTTCTGGCAGAATACAATCTTCTACTGTTTGTGGGCGATACTTTTCTGTCCACAGAAATTGTTCCATGAAAACCTTTCACATAAATCATAATATAAAATAACAATCAGTCTTTTTGGTTCAGTGTATTAACAACTTCAAGGTATGGTTCTTTGACATGCCAATCAGTGCCATTAACGCCAAAGATAACTGTACGCATCTGTAGTTTAGCATTCTCATCAGGAGTAATCAACTCAAATACTGATGCTACGATATCTGAGTTGATAGCAATAGATTCATCTTCAAAATTTGCAGATGCATTAGTAAACATTTTTAGTGCCATGATTAACCTTTAGAAAAAGTAGAGCCTGTTTCAGTGGCGATCCAATACTGAATGTTCAGGGTTTTGTGTTTGAAATTAGAGATACCTTTGGAAGATATTTGTACATCATAACCACCAGACAGCATCTTGAAGTTCTCAGTCTTAAAGAGCATACGATACTGATCACCATTACCTTTAGCAATCTCCAGTGAGTCGGTGTGTGCCGAACTATTTGCCAAGTCTGTTGTTGTGATATAGACTGCACTGCCATCAGATTCGACAACAATATTAGGTGAAGAAAGAACATTTGCTGCCCTCATTACCCAATCAAAATCTTCTGCGGATAATTCAAATGTGATTTCGGCCTCAGGCATCGCCAAGGTTTTCTCTGGTGCTGCAACAATCATACCAGCGGCACAGAAACGATACTTGATTTTGCTGCGACCTTTTAGACCCGAGATAAGAACATTCTCATTATCAAAGTCAAGTGTGGCATCTTCTTTGTGAAGAGATAGAACGGAAAGAAATTCATTCAGATTATATACACCAAAATCTGCTGGAATTTCCTCAGTGATGGTTGCTTCGGCAAGAACATTCTTACCACCAGATACTGTTTTCAAAGTCTTACCTTTTTTAAACATGATACTCTGGTTGATTGAAGCGAAATTCTTCAATACATTCAATGTGTCGTTAGACAGTTTCATAATTACTCCATGATTTAAATTATTTTTCACTTACAGAATACAGTATATCATGTTCATACAAAAACATCAAGCAGCAAAGTGCATGTGCTAAGTGATGTTTTCCTGATTCAGGATCAATTGCCTCACCCTCTTTGAATGCCCACATATGCCTCTGTGCTGCATCAAAATACCTATTGAGTGAATCGGGAACATGTTTCCAATTACCTGGTTCATATTTCTCGGCACCGAATGTCAGAACATCAGCAGTCGCTTTTAATGCTAATGGTGGTAAAAGACCATAACGAATTTTACCACCATCAAATTTACGACCACCTTCTGTTGCTGTTTGGGATGCCTTGATAGCATCCTTATCCATTACAGTCTACCAGTATACTGTGCAACTGCTGGCATATTACCAGTAAATGCATATGTACCGATGTGTTGTGTTTTCATCCATGGACACAGGAAGATTTGACCACCCATCTTGCGCCACATCTGACAGAACATATAATCCTCTGATAGATAACGTTCAGAACCACCACCAACGATAGAGTCTTTAGTATCAATCACTGTATCAAAGTATGCATGAATATAACGTGAACCATCAAAGTGTTGTTGACCAACATGATCAGGTTTGTATTTGATAGTTGGATACTCTGCGGCCATCTTATCGAATACATGACGCTTGATCATCATATGACCAGTACCAATTTCCATTACCTCTAGTGGTTCTGAAACTTGGAACTGTTGCGTACCTTTAACCACGTTGAACACATATTCACCAACCAGATTCTCAAGTTCTTTGGGATTCAAGTCAGGATTTTTACGTGCGGTTTCTGCTACGTTGGCCCAGTTGATAGATTTCTTGGGGTAAGGACCACCAACAACATCTTTATCAAGTGCCATCAGTGCTACGATATCGTTCGGATCAAAGTGAATGTCCGAGTCGATAAACAACATGTGTGTGAAGTCTGTACGAAGGAACTCATCTACCAGATAGTTTCTGGCACGTGTGATAAGCGATTCGTTAAAAAGGAAGGAAAACTTTACTTCGATACCGTAACGCATCATTACGGTTTGTAGATCAAGACAAGATTTTACATACAGTCCATGTGACATACCACCATACATCGGTGTTGCAACAAACAGTTTGTTCTTTCTCAATTCTTCAACGTTTACTTGTATTTGCATAATTTATCCATAAAAAAAGAGTAGAGACACAAAGTATATATGTCTCCACTCCACTCGTTTCAAACTATTTTAGGCAAATGCTTGTGCGCCCATTACTGCATATGCTGTTGCAATCATAGCACGTGTTGGCTTACCTAGTTTGTAAGAAGTACCTTTTTCTTTGCTGGTATTCTTGTAAATGCTATAACCTTCTGCACGAAGTTCAGCAATACGTGCTGGAAGATTTGCTACGCCATAACGGGCACGTGCCTGGGCTTCTGTCAAAGTTTTACCAGTCTGGAAAAACTCAACCAGTTTTTCGTTTTGAGATTTTGCTACTGACATAATGTAACTCCATAGTTCGTATCACACAATAATCGAGAGGTGATACATCTCTCTTTAGAATACAAGTATGACATAGGTGTTACCCTATGTCAACACTTTGAACGGTAGATGTGAATTAAAAGGGCACTTCTACCGATGGGTCTGTTGTCTCTGGTGCTGGTGTAGGTGAAACAGTTGGATCAATACCAGCATCAATCTTAGTATACAGATCGAGGAAGGTAACTTTCGTATCGGTGTCGAAACGATTCAAGCAGAACTGGATTGCCTTCAGTTTGTTACCGAAGATACCGTAGGTCTTTACGATATGTACCAGACGGCGAGTGGAGATAACCTCATCACAACCACCCTCTTCAAAGGTACTACGGATTACTGTAGCCCATGATACCAATTTATCGGCAAAATCTTTATCTTCCTTACCGACAGATTCCAATTCTTTAGCAACAATTTTTTTCTCAACTGATGCTGGTGCCCATTCTTGTTCGAACGTATTTGGAAAACGTTCAAGGAATGCTTCATTCAGAACATTGGTAAACATATAGCGACCATCTTCTGAACCTTTACCTTTAGTATTCGCCGTAGCAAACACGGTAAAGCCTTCGGCAGGTGTAATTAACTCATTCTTTTTCTTTAGTAAGAATGGTTTGCCTTCGAATACACGTTGAAGGCATGATAGATTATTTGAACCATAATCAATCTCATCAATACATAACACCGCACCTTGGCGGGCTGCTAAAGTAACTGGACCGTCACGCCATTCCATCTGACCGTTGATCAGTACATAATTACCAAGCAGGTCGCCCTCATCGGTATCTGGTGTCATTGATACGCAAACGAATTTACGTTTTGCTTTGGCACAGGCTTGTTCAATGGACATTGTCTTACCATTGCCAGATGGGCCAGTCACAAACACAGGAAAGAATTGATTTGATTGTACGATTGACAACACATCATCAAAGTTGCCAAATGGTACATAGTTGTTGTATTTGACAGGCACCAAATCTTCCATCTCAAGTTCTGTTACCACATTAGCAATACGATTGCCAGACTTGGCTTGAGGTGCTACCATTGGCAATACCTGAGCGGCCATTTGGACGGTTGGTGCGGGCGCTGGAGCAACTTTCCCAGAGGCGTTGGGTACACGATACTGACCACGACCGATACGATTGGTTTCATCTTTGTAGTACCATTGTGGATCAGGAATGCCCAAAGCCGCAGCCATGGTACGCATATCTTCTTTGGTTAGAAAAGGCAGACCTGATGCTGCTGCCGTATCGAGGAACAACTGGCGCTTGGCCGGGATGCTTGACATAATATAAACTCCTATCAACTATTGAAACTTCATTATAAATGGTATCCGACCATTTGTCAAGTGATCGGATACTTATCAAACTGCTATCTGTGTTATGAATCTTGAAACTAACACACGGTTGATCTGGCGGGTCTTATTGAATTTTAAAAATGCTTTGGTAAGTGTTGCGGTTGTTGCCTTACCATTCACTTCAAAAGTTTCATCCTCAACTGACAGATCAGAACCAGCAGGTAAAATATAGAAAGAATCGTAACCTGCATTTTTAGATTCGAGGTACTTTTCTTTTTTCAATTGCTTCACATACTTTGCTATTACTTCATTTGATTGAGCATAAACGTGGCGAACTGCATTCAATTCTTCATTGAATAAACGACGGCGCACGGCTGCTTTTGCACTGGTAATTGGTGTTAGATAGAAACCAACAATCTTAGTACCAGTTGTTTTCTGGAGCCATTTACATACACCCTCACGAACATCATCATCGCCAAATGACAAATTCACTTCCACTTTGTTTTTCTTATCGACCAGAAAAACATTTTGATTAGCGGTGTCAAAATACTTTGCCTTTTCATCATTTTGTGCATTGTACCAGCATATAGTATCAGCATCACCGTCATGAACAATTGTGGTATTCACAATGTCAAGACTATTAACACGGCGAAACTCTTTGATGATTGGTTGCAGAGCAATCAATGCTTCGGACATTGGTGTATTTGATAATGTATCACACTGTGGACGCATGAAACGACCACGTCCGTTACGGTTTGCCCATGCATCCATCAAGCAAAGAATATTCTTTATCGATTTAGAGAACTCTGCATTACCCATTTTTGAATTAATCATTTCACGGAGATAAACTTCAGAGCACCGCAATTCTTGTACATTCTCACTAAAGCAACCTGAACTATGACCAAATTTGTAGTGACCATCTTTATCAAAGTTATCATTTTTTTCATTTGGATAATCCATGTCACGTAAATGACGGGCATTACCAAAACCGTATGCTGTAAAAGGAATGTTTACTTTACGGCAGAACATTGCAAGGATAAGAATCTGTTCGTATGATGCCGCAAGATTACTTGCCATCGAACCAGACTTATCTAACAACAAAATCATACCGTGAGATTTGCCTTTAGGTACACTCATAATCTTTTTGAAAATACTATCATCAATCTGGTACTTGTAAATTTTGTTTACGTCAATGTCACCAGTCTCAGATACTTTTGCTTTTGCAAACTTGGATGCCGCTTTACGCATCTCAAATTCTTTTGCTAACAAAGAAATATAACGTTCATTCTTTTTACGGAACTCGGTGTACAGTTCATTAGCACTACTACCATATGCTACAGTGCCACATTGTGCAACAAATGCTTCGGTCAACAATTCTTGGACACGTTTAGCAGGTGTTACAATTCGTTCCAGATTAGGTGTAGGTATATTAACATACACATACTCACGTGCTTTGGCAGCAATTAATGACGATTCATTCTTACGGAAGTTATCATCAGTCTCACAAGTTGGTTCGAAATCCTCATCAGTACCAGCGGATTCTTTGCGGCGGTTAATGATATCGGATAGTTCATCATCATCTTCCTCATCATCACCATCATAGTCCTCACCGTCACCAGAACTTTTGCCTTCAGCCTCTTCACCATCTTCATCCAGTTTGCCTTTAGACTTACCTTCTTCTTCACCTTCACCATCAGTCTCGGTGTCGCCGTTGCCCTCACCAGTTTCAGTATCATCACCGTCACCAGATTCACCAGCACGATAATCATATTCTTCAGGCAATTGATTTTGTTGCTGCTCTTCTTTAGAATATTCCCAAACTTCATTGGTAACACGGAGAACATCATCCCATGTTTCACATTCTTTAACTTTTTCAATCATCACCAATTCATCATCAGTGAATTGAATGTCCATTGTATAACCAGACTTGGTAAAAATATTCAAGCGATCAATGAATGTCATTGTATTAATGTCACGGTCTTGAATGCCGAAGAAATTTCGTTTCATTAATTCATCATAACCTTTAATGAATGATGAACGGAGACCTGGATAACGGCGTTTCTGGCGTTTCTCGATACGTGCATCCTCAACTACGTTTAAGAACCCTTTATAGTTCTTACCCATAGAGTGGACAGCATCATGCCAACCGTCGGATGGTGTATCTAAGGCGTGACCGACTTCATGACCCATCAACAGGTCATACAGGTCGCCTGACATATTTTCCCAAATAGGGCAGTATAGTACACGATTTTTTGGATCGAATGCTGCTGTAGAAATTTTCTGGTGTTGGATCGTAAGATTCTCAGTAGCCAGCAGTTTGGCTAGACCAGATTTTTGATTTTGTATGTTGTTCATTTGATATCCAATCAACTATTGAACTAACATTGTATCAGGGATTACCAGGTTTGTCAAGTCTGGTATGGAATAGGATGGCAATACTTCTGCCAGAATCTCTATACCGTATGTGGATATTGCATTCTTAATATCAAGAATAGCAAATTGATAATCCATTTCATTTCTGTCAACTAAGTTTTGTAACTTCGACATTTCTTCTCCTAATCAATCAATATACGTATTGTCTCATAGGTACCGCAAATTGTCAAGTGTTATCTTAAAGGAAACTTTCTAGGGTGCTACTGACTTTCTTCCAATATGCTGGTCTATTATTCCAACAATTTGTTTCCACTTTCTCATACCCATACTGCCGCATCATATCATTAAACATCTTACTCATTATCTTACCAGGATATACTTTATCTTGGTAAACATAATCATTGAAATGTCCTATTGCTTTTGAATTGAAAGTGTTTGCTATGATAAAGTATTTAGGTTGGCAGTTTTGAATGACATCTACCAAATGTTCAATAGGATTGTAGAAGTGTTCAAAGTATTCTGAGGCAAAAACTAAATCTGCTTTCATTCTGTGGTCAGAAATGATTTTAAAGTTGTGTTCATTTCCCAACTCGGTTGCCATTTTATACTGAGAACTTTCTTCTATATTGGTTCCATATACATTTGCATTAGGAAATATATCTTTTAAACCAGCAGTGGTGTATCCAAAACCACAACCTAAATCTAACACAGTGTTTACATCAACCATATCTTGCACAATACTTTTACCAGACATAGACTTGGTTGATTGAATATCTTTTAAATACCTTCTTGAATACTTAGACCAACACATCCAAACTTCACAGAAATAATATGGACTTGAGTATACAGAATAGTCTGGTTGATTGGTGATTAATGATTCATACCATCTATCTTCCAAGAGTTTCATCTCATGCATATCTTGGACATCAACTACAATACCATCGTGTGCTTTCATGCATGTGATGGTAGTTTTATATGCCACATCTTGATCGATGTCGGCATGCTTGGCACAGTTTGCCAAGTATTTTTTAAGTGCTTCTTTTGTACCTTCTTCTAATACATTCATGATTTAAAATCGGTTACAAATTTCATTCCGTAATTGTTATTACCTTCAGGCATCTTAACACCAGGTTTCAAACGAAGTTCATTCTTTTTGAATGACGAGTAATCAACATAATGGTGCCAACGTTTGTATCTCCATACCATTGTTGCCACATCAGGATGTAAATCAACCAACATCTGTGATTTGTTTCTGGTGCCTTCAGAGTTTACATTCTCAATCCATTTACCTTCTTCAACGCCTTCTTTATGGTAGAACTCTTCAGTGTTACCACCTTTAACAGTTTGCGTTGCTGCTTTGCCTTGAAGGAATGAATTGAACTGGATGGTACAATCACCATCTTTCAATACTTGAAGGCAGATATCTGTATCTTCATTGTACCTACCACGCCAACGGTGCTTACATTTATTATCTATCAATAGTGTGGAATAGATACGAGTGTTCTTCACATAGGGTGGATACTTACTGTTTGGTGCAATAAAGAATCGATACTGAAAGCCAGCAATAGGAACATTCTCATATCGATTAACAAAATCTTCTGCTGCACGGAAGATAGCACCAGATTCTACACGAACACGTTTGTTTTTATGTAGACGATAAAAATCTGCGATGTTATCATCAAGTACCCAGTGCTTTTCTGCGCCGATGGTTATAGAATGATCCCAACACCAGTTTCTTGCACGCCCAGGACCATCACCATGATTTGAAAATGGTGCAATTAACAGAGTCACATAAGGTCGAATGTTGAATTTGTCCAGTGCTGCTTCATACAAATCTTCATCTTGTGGTTCGATAGCAATGTAATGAGGCACTTTCATTCTTGCCAACGACCGAGAGGTCAGCATTGATTCTGAACGACCTTTGGATATAATATAAACTGGATGCTTAGGATTGGTCATCTTCTACCCATCTCATCAAAGAATTTGCTTCACGATCCAATGCTGGATGCCAAATAGATTTAGTTTTCTCTGTTAGATTCTGATCAATAATTTTAGCGAACTCTTCATAGTCCTCTTTGGTTCGAAAACTTATGATCAGTTTTTTATACGGAGGGTTATCTTCATTCTCAAACTCAGGCATACCTTTCCAATGTTTTGTCCATTCAGCATTGTTAGTATCTACACCGTCATCATCAGAACTATCATCTTCACCAAAAAATCTATTCAATGTGGGTGGTTGTGGCAAATCTACTTTAACACCAATAAGACTTTCATATGTGGTGGTTTCTTTAACATCAATTTGCTTTGTCATTTTTTGCTTTCCTTACAATTGTCTTAATAGTTTTCTTTTGTTTCTTACGTGCCATCTGAAGTGCTACTGGTTTAACATGACTGGTAAACTTAATACCGTTTAGGTGCTCTAGTTCATGTAAAAAACATTGAGCACTTACGCCCTCAAGTCTACCTTCTTTCACACTGCCATGCTCATCTGTATATTCTACATCAATCCAGTCTGGTCTGTCAACATTAAAAAACAATCCAGGAAAAGAAAGGCAACCTTCTCTATTCTTTACCACTGTTTCTGATTGTCGTACCACTTTTGGATTTAGGCAGACTAATTGAAACTCATCGGTACCAATAACAAACATTCTTTCTGACACACCACATTGATTGGCAGATAGTCCAACACCACCATACAACTTCATGGTCATCTTCAATCGTTTTGCTAATGTTATCAAAGATGGATTAGGAAATCCACGATTGTATTCTGGCATCACTGTAAGCAACATAGGATAA